AAATCAAACTCGGGTGAGCTCGATAGGCTACAACAGCGTATCCAAGATTTGGAAAGAATCATATCTGAAAAAGACGCTACAATAAAGTCTAAGGATGATTTAATATGTGTTTTAAAAGATATGCTCAATAGGCAGTAAGTATTAGGTTTAGGTTATGTTTTATTTGTAAAATAATAGAACATGCAAAATACAAAAAAGTTGAATAAAACCAATATAGAAAGTAACAAATTATCATAATTTAAACGCAATAAGCAATAATAGGATACATTAATCAACAAAAATGCTATACATTAAAACTAACTGACAGCATTTTATAGAAAAGCTATGAATATAAAAAGAAACTGCATATTTCTTTTAGACAAAGAGAAAGACAAACTGGATGCAAAAATTCGCTACAGGATAAAGTGGAACAGAAATACAGTTGCATTTAATGTCGGGCATCGTATAGACATAGACAAATGGATACCAGATGCACAGCGATGCAAGAATAATACAACTCATGGAGCTAAGAAAACGCATTCTTCTATTATTAATAGGGATATTCAAAAATACCAGGATATATGTGATACAGTCTTTTTTTATTTCGAACAGCAAAACATATCTCCAAGCCCCGAAGAATTTAAGAATGAGTTTAACCAAAGACTTGGTAAAAAAGTAAAACCAGAACGGACTATATTTGAATATCATATAGAGTTTATGATAAAACAAGGTCACGAAAGTCAATGGAGTGAATCCACATACAAAGAGCATAGGACAATACAACGTAGACTGAAAGAGTTTGCTCCTAAGTTAGAGTTTGAGGATTTAACCCAGAAGGGGCTTTCCAAATTTGTTGACTATCTGCAAACTATACAAGTCAATTCAAAGAAAAAGGGATTAAAGAATTCCAGCATAAGAAAAAATCTAGACAATTTAAAATGGTTTCTTCGTTGGGCTACCAATAAAGGATATAATAAAGAAATGGCTTTTACAACTTTTCATCCCAAATTGAAGGAGGTAAAGAATGCAATCGTTTACCTTACATGGGAAGAATCAATAAAAATATACAACTTCAAAATCCCTTCAACCTGCCCCCATCTAGAAAAAGTAAGAGATGTGTTTTGTTTCTGTTGTTTTACATCATTGAGATATTCAGACGTTGCAAATCTTAAAAGGACAAATGTATTTGAAGATCACATACAGGTAACGACTATCAAGACTTATGAGACATTAAGGATCGAATTAAACGACTATTCAAAAGAAATATTAGAGAAATATAAAGACGAGACATACGAAGATAATTTAGCTCTCCCTGTTATATCTAACCAAAAGATGAATGACGGTCTTAAAGAGTTAGGAGAATTATGTGGCATAGATGAGCCTGTATCTATCACTTATTATAAAGGAGGGGAACGATATGATGAAACTTATAAGAAATACGAGCTTTTAACTACACACTGCGGAAGAAGGACTTTTATAAGCAATGCCATCATGTTAGGTATTGCCCCTGAAATTGTAATGAAATGGACTGGACATGAAGATTACCGAACGATGAAGCCATACATAGCCATTGCTGACAAAGCCAAGAAAGATGCGATGGATTTATTTAATAAAAAATAGTCCTTATCACAAAAATCAGGGACCAAATTGGGGACTATTTATTTCTCATTACCTCTAAATAAATCTATTATAAATCATGATAGGAGGCTTATGACTATACTATTCTATATGAATCCATAACAAAAACTTCTCGTACCCACTACTAAATAAAAGAGGGAATGTAGTTTAACTACATTTCCTCTTTTATTTTATATATCTTAAAGTAGGAATCTTTATCTATCCTCAGCCGGATTCTGTCTTCCCGCTTTTGCCCAGCCAGATTAACAAATAAGTTAAAGTATAATTGACTAAAAGAAAGCTCGGAATGATCATAAGTTATATCAAATGTCCAGGTCCTGCGAAATGAATCAAAAGTAGCAAAAGACTGTTCCCCTCCTTTACACATAAAGACTTCCGGGAAAGACGCTGGCGGATAAGGCTGGAATAAACCGGCCAGTTGAGCATAAACATAATCAATCATCCATTCATCGTCGGTTAAAGTTAACTCTCCCTTTAAACGAAGTTTAATGGCATAACTAGCAGTAGCATCTGCGGAAGTATAAACAGGAATCTGGCTTTCTACCGGATAATTACCGTCTTTGTAACCGAGGCTCATAGTCAATACGGATTTACCTACACCATTGAACTCTGCAACCTCCCGGGTTCCCGACTGATTTTTCAGATTAATCATAAACGTCAGCTTGCCAAGAGTCGGATCACCCGGATACTGCGCAAGCGTATCCAATACATAATCCTCTTCATTATAGCTCTCAGCCACCAAAATACTATTAGATCCTACTTCCAGAGCCGGACCGCCTTTTTCAATATCCACATTACCCACAGGATAATATATCGCATCATTATCCTTCACACAACTGCAAAAACAAAGCAGCAATACAGCCGCTCCTATAATTTTATTCATCATCGCCTACATCTTGATTTTAAGTACAAAGATACATCTTTTTTGTGCCACACTTGATTTATGTCAACCGTTTTTAGTATTTTTGCACACATCAAGACAAAAAAGAAATGGACACACTATTAAGAGAGACAGTAAACGCCGTTGTAAACTCCCGCTTTCCGGAGATGAGTATAGAGGGAAGAAGGCAGATCGAAAACATTCTCATTCGTGAAGAATATCCGAAAGGAGCAATAGCACTGAATGAAGGAGAAGTAGCCCATGAAATTGTTTTTGTCGGCAAAGGAATGCTTAGGCAGTATTACTATAAGAACGGAAAAGATGTTACCGAACATTTCTCTTACGAAGGATGTATCGTGATGTGTATTGAAAGTTTCCTGAAACAAGTACCGACAAAACTAATTGTAGAAACATTAGAGCCTGTTGTTCTTTACATGTTTCCGCGGGATATGCTATTTAAGTTAGCCAAAGAAAATTGGGAAATCAATATGTTTTATCAAAAAATACTGGAATACTCTTTAATCGTATCCCAAATCAAAGCGGACTCATGGCGCTTCGAATCGGCACGTGAACGTTATAACCTCCTGCTCGAAACGCATCCGGAAATTATCAAACGAGCTCCATTGGCACATATCGCCTCTTACCTGCTGATGACGCCGGAAACACTAAGCCGGGTACGTTCCGGCGTCTTATAGTAAAAAACAACGCACAATGAAGACAAAACATATATGATAACAGAATATTCCGTTATCGGCTTTTGCGGTATTCTTTAGGAGACATACCGGTATAATGCTTAAAATATTTCCCGAAGAAAGACTGGTTTGCAAAATTGAGCCGGTCGGCAATCTCTTGTATATTCATACTCGAAGAATTCAGAAGCGCTTTTGCCTCCAGAATCACCAGCTCATCAATCCACTCCCCCACCGTTTTACCACTGACTTCTTTCACCACACCTGAGAGATGTTTCGGTGTCAGACACAACTGGTCGGCATAAAATTTCACACTACGTTCCGATTGATAAGATTCTATCAGAGATTCATAGAAACGCTCGAATATATACTCTTTCCGACTTTTATTCTTCACCGTAGCGGCGGCAGTCGGAGCATGGCTATTAAAGATATTGCAAAGTTCGAAGAAAAAACCTTGCATCAGTCCCATTACGACTTCTCTACGATACAAGTCCTCCTTATTCTTCAATCTTTTCCTGATAAAACTATAATATTCCCGGATAATATCCTGTTCATGCGGCGTAAGGTCAAAACAAGGATAATCTTTCAAATAAAAGAACAGAGAAAGTACATTCCCCACTTTAGGCAATACTTCCAGCAAATTCTTTGATACCGCAAAGAAAATAGCCTTGAAATCAGGACTAAACCACCTATGCTCGATAATCTGATTCGGCAAAACAATCACCATTCGTCCCGGAACTATTTCATACTCGCGTAAACTAATATTAAATTTACTACCACCTCCCAAACAGAGGCCCACTGTAACTACCTCCAGCTTACTAGGTCCGCTATACAAGGAAACAACGCTCTCCGCATCGAAGAGCGCTATATCATTGTCAACCACATCAATGCAGTCAGGATCTATATGCTTGGAATGAACTACCGAAGAAATACCTATTTTCGGAACACCTTGAATCTCCAT